CAAGAGCAGATCAACGTCGAGAAGTCCCGCATCGAGGCACAGCAGCAGTCTGAAGGGGCCAAGCTCATGGCCAAGACATTTGCTGACCGCGACAAGACTCAAGCACAACAACAATCAGAGGGCTTCCGCATCATGTCGGAGGTTCACAGAGCCAAAATGCAGCTTGCTGCACAACAGAGATCACAACCAAAAAAGAAGGGTGATTGATGTACGAAATCCTGAAGGCCACTTCGGTGGTCGTCAACAACATTGACGAGAAAGTCAAACAACTCGAAGAACATTTGGGATCGAAAGGTGCCAGATCGTACGACGAGTACTGCGAGATGTGTGGGGAAATTAAAGGTCTGCTCATCGCTCGCAAATTCATCACAGACCTTACAAAAAACATGGAGCAACTCGATGAGTAATCTCGACCTAAGTAGTGCTGTAGACTTGTCTGCGGTACTGCACAAGAAGGCGGAAGAGAAAGCGAAACAGTTACCAAAGCCAAGCGGCTACAAGATTCTTTGTGCGATTCCCGAGGCAGAGAAAGAGTTTGAAGACAGCGAAGTCGGACTTATCAAGTCTGACATCACCATGCGTAACGAAGAGGTACTGACCACAGTCCTATTCGTGGTTGATCTTGGTCCAGATTGCTATGTGGACAAGGCCAAGTTCCCTACGGGTCCTTGGTGCAAGAAGGGTGACTTTGTGCTGGTACGCCCCAACAGCGGTACCCGCCTGATCATCCACGGCAGAGAGTTCCGCATCATCAACGATGACACCGTCGAAGGTGTTGTTGAAGACCCACGCGGCATCAAACGCAAATAAGGAGCGACACGATGGCAAAAGACGATGACGATTTCAAGTTCCCGGATGAGATCAAGGACTCTAAGGGTAAACCCGAAGACGATATTGATGTCTCATTTGAGGAAGACTCAGACGAAGTAAAGGTCGAAATCAAGGACGACACCCCTGCTGAAGACCGCTACGCTGCCCCTCTTCCTGACGAAGTCAAGGAAGAGCTAGAGAAAGTTGACGAGTCGAAGGATTATTCGCAGAACGTCAAGACGAAGTTCAAGCAATATAAGAAGGCTTGGCACGACGAACGACGTGCGAAAGAGGCTGCATATCGAGAGCAGCAAGAAGCGCTACAGATTGCCCAGAACATTCTTGAAGAAAACAAAAAGCTCAAGAACCTTCTGCAAAACGGCGAGAAGGAGCTTATCTCCACGTATCAGACTTCGGCTGAAATGGAGTTGGAGCAGGCCAAACGGAACTTCAAGGACGCCTACGACTCTGGGGAGGCAGATAAACTGCTTGAAGCCCAGCAGGAAATGGTGCGGGCGCAGTTGAAGCTTGACAAGGCCAAAAACTTCAAGCCGACTGTACAAACTGTAGAAAATGATGTACAAACCGCACAAAAGCCCCCTGCCCAGCAGCAGATGGACCCGAAAGTGGCAGCTTGGGTGTCGAAGAACGAATGGTTCGTAGACCCCAATAAGCGCGGAATGCGCCGATTTGCCGAAGGTGTCCACGAAGACTTGGCAGAACGCTACGGAAGAGCCTTCATCGGCACCAACGAATACTTTGAAAGTATCGACAAAGAGGTTCGCAAACGCTTCCCCGAAGAGTTTGGATCGAACCAATCAAACGATGAGGATGAACCGCCTCAACGTACTAGACCGAGCACGGTGGTGGCACCTGCAAAGAGAAGTACGGCTCCCAAAAAGGTCGTTCTTACCAAGACGCAGGTTGGCTTGGCAAGGAAACTTGGACTCACCCCCGAGCAGTATGCTCGTGAACTTACGAAACTGGAGGCTTAAAAATGGCCGAGAACAGACTTAAACGCGAAATGGAAGTAAGGACAACTATGGAGCGTCCCAAGCAGTGGATGCCAGCCGAACTGTTGCCTGAACCCGACAAGGAACCCGGTTTCGCGTACCGCTGGATTCGTGTTGCTACTTTGAACGTCAATGACCCTCGTAACCTCTCAGGCAAACTGCGTGAAGGGTGGGAGCCAGTCGCGGTCGAAGAGCAACCCAAGTTCAAACTGCTAGTCGATCCCAACAGCCGGTTTGCCGGGAATATTGAGATTGGCGGGTTGTTGCTCTGCAAAACCCCGACTGAGTTCGTCGAACAGCGCAATGCGCACGTTCAACAAAAGGCTGATGCTCAGACGAAGGCTGTAGACAACACTCTTATGCGTCAGAGTGACCCGAGGATGCCGCTTTTCAACGAGCGCAAATCCACGACAAGCTTTGGCAAAGGTTCTTAAATCTTTTGGAGATAGACCATGTCTGCTTACCCTTCTGTTAGCAAGACGTATGGCTTTCAACCCATCCAGCGACTGGATGGCCTGCCTTACGCCGGAGCGATCCGTCAAATCCCGATTGCGGCTGGTTATGCCACCGCTATTCTCAACGGCGACACCGTTGTAATCAACACCACCGGGTTCTTGGTGGCAAAGACTACGACTACGTCTGGTGACAGCGTTGGCGTGCTGGTTGGCTGTGCATACACCAACTCTAGCGGTCAGCCTGTGCAAGGCCAGTACTACCCTGCCGCCGCTTCGACCACTTCCAACTTGGCTTATGCCTATGTGGTTGATGATCCGAACGCAACCTTCAAGGTTGTGGCTACCAACGGTGATACCACGACTCCTACCGGCTACACTCGTGCGCTGGTTGGCTCTAACGTGGCTATCGTGGCTCAAGTCGGCTCGACCGCTACTGGCGATTCCTACTATGGTATTGACGGTGCTTCGGCAACGACTGCTGCATATCCGATCCGCGTGATCGACGTTGTGCCCGGTACTTCCTATATCTCTGGTGGTAGCACTTACTACTATGAGTTTATTGTGAAGATTAACCTTCACCAGTACAACAACACCACTGGTGTTTAAGGAGTAAATCATGGCTATTTCACGCGCACAACTGCTCAAGGAACTGCTTCCTGGCTTGAACGCTCTGTTCGGTCTTTCTTATGCGACTTATCAAGAGGAGCACAAGGAAATCTATGAGACCGAGACTTCTGAGCGTTCGTTTGAAGAGGAAACCAAGCTGTCTGGCTTCTCCGCCGCTCCGGTGAAGAACGAAGGCAGTGCGATTGCCTATGACAACGGTCAAGAAGCCTGGACCGCCCGATACAACCACGAGACCATTGCTCAAGGTTTCTCGCTGACCGAAGAGGCCATCGAAGACAACCTGTATGACAGCCTCGCCGCTCGTTATACCAAGGCTCTGGCACGCTCGATGGCGTACACCAAGCAAGTCAAGGCTGCCGCTGTTCTGAACAACGGCTTCACCTCTGGCTACAACGGTGGCGACGGCGTTCCTCTGTTCTCTGCTTCGCACCCGCTGGTTTCTGGCGGCACCAACAGCAACATTCCGTCTACCCCTGCTGACTTGAACGAGACTTCTCTGGAAGCCGCCGTTATTCAGATCAGCCTGTGGACTGACGAGCGTGACTTGCTGATTGCAGCCAAGCCTCGCAAGCTGATCGTTCCTCCTGCCCTGCAATTCGTTGCAACTCGTTTGCTGGAAACCGAACTCCGCGTCGGCACCAACGATAACGACATCAACGCCTTGAAGAGCAATGGTTCGGTCCCCGAGGGTTACGCAATTAACCACTTCCTGACTGACACCAACGCTTGGTTCCTGACCACCGACGTGCCTAACGGTATGAAGCACTTTGTGCGCGTGCCGCTGAGCCAGTCGATGGACGGCGACTTTGATACCGGCAACGTCCGTTACAAGGCCCGTGAGCGTTACTCGTTCGGCTGGTCTGACCCGCTGGGCATGTTCGGTTCCGCTGGAGCGTAACAGGGATGTTAATGGCTCACAGCCATTAATTTGACGGGGGCCTTGTGCCCCCGTTTCTTTTGGTGTATATTGACTAAAACCGGGGTTCCCGGTGTGTCAGATCGACCCGGCGAATGCGTACACAACTGACACGCTGATCTTTGTACGAAGGACAATTGAAATGGCAGTCTCCACCACCCAGAGTATTTGGCGTTCTGGCGGCGGCGATCAGACTCGTACTGCTTACTGCGGTACCGGTTTGATGGTTGCTGAGTTCTACATCTCCGGCGCTTCGGCCAACAGCGTTGCTGTTCAGGTCTCCGCTTCTAATACCGCTCCCGTGATCCTGCCCGCTGGCGCTGTGGTCACCCAAATCAACGCATTGTGCGCTGCAACAGGCGGTACGACCCCCACCTTTGACATGGGCTGGATCGGCTATACCGATACCTCTGCTTCTGACGACAACGGTCTGGTGGCTGCTGCTGTGGCTACCACTGGCAAGCTGGTGATCAACTTTGCCTCGGCTACCGCAGGTGACGACCTCAACACCGTCATGTCTTCGACCCAGATGGTCAAGATCACTGGCGGTGGCACTACTGGCGACGCGCCCACTGGCGGCAACATCACCGGTGAAATCTTCTACTTCGTCACTGATCCGTACCTCGGCCAGCAGAACGTCTGATAGGAGGTCGTCATGGCTATCCAATTTGACGTAAAGAGCTTAGAACGGGCCACCAGCGGCACTGTGTTCGCTGGCCCTGCGCGGGTCAAAGGGGTCACAATCTCCTACGCCACCGGCGGCACCGTTGTCATCAAGGACGGAGGGGCAAGCGGCACAACCGTTTGGTCCTTCACGGCCCCGGCAGCGGCAGGCTCTACCAACATTCCCATGCCCGGTGACGGGATCAGGTGCAACACAGACATCTATGTCGCTCTCACGAGCGCAACAGCAACGGTGGTGTATGGCTGAGCAAAAACGAGTTGATCTAACTGGGCGCAAGCTGTTCGTGGGTATCCCGGCGTATGACGGGAAGCTCAATATCAAAACGGCGTTTTCGTTAGCTCAACTCATGCCTATGGCGAT